TTTCTTCCGGTGATTTACTCAGCCGACAAAGACGACGATTGGACGCAGCCGTCTACGTGGGCCAAGGCCAATCCTGGTTATGGCACCATCTGCAAAGCCGACTACTTCGAGCAGGAGGTAAAGCGATGCAAGGAGAACCCGCGGCAAATCAACACCTTCCTACGCCTGCACTTGAACATTTGGACCGCAAGTGAGGAGCGGTGGGTGACCGACGACGAGTTCATGCGCGGCGCCGATGAGGTCGACGAAGCCTACATTAAGACCCTGCCGTGCTACGCCGGTCTCGACCTGTCTAGCACTAAGGACCTGACCGCTGTGGCGCTCATCTTCCGCGACGAGGTGAACGATTGCTTCTTTCTCAAGTGCCACCACTTCGTAAACGAGGACAAGGCCAACAGCAAGAGCTTGAGCGGTGGCATTGACTACTACACCTTCGAGCGGCTCGGCATGGTCACGATCACCGAGGGCAACGTGACGGACATGATTGCGGTGCGGCAGTACATACAGAGCCTGCGCGAGGACTACGACCTGCAGGCTGTGGCGTATGACCGCTGGAACGCCAACCTCGTCGTGCCGTACCTGGAGAGCATCGAGTGCCAACCGTTTGGCCAGGGCTACGCTTCTATGTCCTATCCCACTAAACAGTTTGAGCTGCTACTGTGCAAGGGCCAAATCCTACACGGCGGCCACGATGTGCTGCGGTGGCAGATGGGATGCGTTCACCTGTCGCGTGACGAGGCCGACAACATCAAGGTGACTAAGAAGAAAAACAGCGAAGCACAAAAAGTGGATGGTGTTGTGGCTAGTATCATGGCTTTAGGTTGCTACCTTAACAACGCACAGGAGGATGAACCTCTACTTGAGGTCATCAGTCTCTAGGGCGTAGCATTTGGTTTTGAATTGTAAGGGCGGGTCGCAACGGTGGCCTGCCCTTTTTATCTTGCTACATGCCCAACCGTCTACAGAATCTGGTAAAGCAGGTCCGCATGCGTGTCGGCCTCGACAGACCAGAGGACGTCATTAATGCTGTCGGCCTCTACAATCCTACCGCGGCCGGTGCCAGCATCACCCACGAGAGCAGCGTCCGGATCAGTACGGTCTACGCCTGCGTGTACAAGATTAGCAGCACCATTGCCAGCCTTGGCTTAAACCTGTACGAGACGGACGGCCAGCGCCGCGACGTCATCACCGACCACCCAGCGTGCGACGTGACCAAGTACCGGCCCAACGCCTACGAGACGCCCTTCTTCTTTTGGGAGACTGTCATTGCTAACGCCGTACTAAAGGGTGTCGGCTATGCCATTATCCAGCGCGGTGCCGGTGGCGTGCCCCTGGCTATGCAGTGCGTTGATACTGACTACGTTGAGCAACACGTTGTCGATGACCGCATCATCTACAAGCTGCGCAACGGTAAGATTGTCCAGCAAGAGGACATGCTGGAAATCTGCAACATGTACCGCAAGTCTCCCATCCAGCTGCACCGCGAGAACCTTGGACTCGCACAAGCCGCCCAAGACTACGGCAGTCAGTACTTCGGCAACGGCGGGCAGATGACCGGCGTCCTGTCTAGCGACCAGCCGCTCAAGTCCGAGCAGATGGAGATGCTTCAGAAATCTTGGAACGGCAGTATGACTTCGGCCGGCACGAAGCTGTTGCCGTTTGGCTTTAAATACAACCGCATCGCCATCGCACCGGAGGAAGCGCAGTTCATCGAAACGCGCAAGTTCCAAGCCGAGGAGATTTGCCGCATCTTCAGCGTCCCGCCGGCGCTGGTGCAGCTTGAGTCGCAGACGACGTACAACAACGTCGAGCAGCAGAACCTGATGTTTGCACGTCACACGGTCCTACCCTGGGCAAAGCGCATCGAGCAGGAGCTAGCTAGTAAGCTGTTGACTCGACAGGAGGCGCGGAACCACTACTTCAAGTACAGCCTTAATGACCTCTTCCGTGGCGACATGCAGGCCCGCGCTAGCTTCTACACGCAGATGCTGCAGAACGGTGTGATGAACATTAACGAGGTGCGCGGCACGGAGGAGCTTAACCCTGTTGACGGTGGCGACACGCACACTGTGCAGGTGAACCAAATCGCCCTTGATCGCCTTGGCGCATACTCTGACAAAATCAGCAGCGACAATGCCACGGAATGACTACCCACAAGGCGCGGTGAACAACGCCAAGCGCGCACTCAAGTGGGCGGACGAGAATGGGTGGGGCAGCTGTGGCACCGAGGTCGGCAAGCAGCGCGCCAACCAAATTGCAAGCCGAGAGAACCTTAGCGACGAAACAATCAAGAGAACTTACAGCTACTTGAGCCGCGCGGCCGAGCATGCAGACGTGCCCTACAGTGAAGGGTGCGGTGGCCTTATGTACGACGCCTGGGGAGGCAAGGCCATGCTACGTTGGGCCGCGGCAAGGGTAGACGAAATGAACGAGAGAAACATGGACGGAGCAGTACGCCGAGCCTTGCGGTCAATGACGCGCGAGCATAACCAGAACAACCCAGACAACAAGACGACGCAGGTCGCACTGGGCATGATGTATGAAACCTTTCCAGGAGAGCCAAAGGACCGCATCCGCGCCATCCGCTCCTACTTGGCCGGAGAGCCGCAGGAGCAGCAGCGCAAGGCACAGGCTGACGGAGTGCAGTACCGGCACGCGGAGATGCGGGCCGCCACGGACGATCTCGTTGTGGAAGGTTACGCTGCGGTGTTCAACAGCACCACCGACCTCGGCAGCTTCCAGGAGCGCATCGCCCCTGGTGCCTTTGCTGACGTACTCGACGACGACGTGCGCCTGCTTATTAACCACGACGGCGTTCCGCTGGCGCGTACAAGCAACGGCACGCTAAAGCTGAAGGAGGACGAGGATGGACTGTACTACCGCGGTGTGTTGAGCGACACGCAAGCCGGCCGCGACCTGTACACTATGATTCAACGCGGCGACATCTCGCAGTCCTCTTTTGCCTTTACCATTGGCGAGGAATCTGTCGACGAAGACGGCGTGCGAGTTATCGAGAAAGTGAGCCGTTTGATTGACGTCTCGCCTGTAACTTATCCGGCATATCAGGCTGCTAGCGTGTACGCTCGCGCCGAACAGAAAAAAGAAAATGACTGATCTTCCCATCAAAGACCTGCAAGCATTGCGGGCACAATACGTCGAGCAGCGCGAGGACGTTAAAAAGGCTGCTGAGTTGGAGGAGCGCGACCTGAACGACACGGATGTGGCCGAGATGGAGCGCCTTGCAACTGAAATCCGTAAAGTTGATGTCCAGCTCAAGGTGAAGCGCGAGGACGCTAAGATTGCCGAGAGCGCTGTGCTGGCCGGTGAGGCTGGCCGTGGCGCTACCGCCGAGCTGCGCGGCATGCACAAGCGCTTCGACCTCGCTGGTGCCGTTCGTGACCTCGCCCAGGGCAAGCGCCTGACCGGCGTGGCCGCTGAGTACACCGAAGAGGCCGTTAAGGAGGCTCGGATGTCCGGCGTGTCCATCAAGGGCCAGCTGTCCATTCCGGACGTTGCTCTCCGTGCCCTCGGTGACGCTGGTGAGTTTGGTGCCGGCTCTGCCTTGGCTAACAGCCCCAACATGGTCGGCACGCAAGTCGCCGCCGGTGTTGCTGCTCTCGCCAACCCGACGCTGTTCCAGCAGCTTGGTGGTCGTGTGCTGACCGGCCTGACGTCCAACGTCAACATTCCGATCGTCAACACGGCAGCTACGATTGCCTCTGCTGCTGAGGGTGCTGACGTGTCCAACGCTGCCACGGCCATCGGCAACAAGAGCCTGACGCCGACGCGTTACGGTGCCTTCGTTACCGTGACCGAGCAGCTTATGCTCCAAGGAGGCCCTGCTGTCGAGAACCTCATCACGCAGGACATGACGACCGAGCTGAACCGGCAGATTGACAAGGCTGTGTTTGACGCCATCATCGGCACCGGCGACGGTGACAGCGATGCAGCTCCGGATGCTGCCGGCATGCTGACCGCTGAGGGCGCCCTGGCTGACGCTGGTGTCGACCTGCGCAACATCAAGGTGGTCGTTAACGGTACGGCTCACGCCTTGATTGCCGACGACGAACTCGTGAGCAACGTGAGCAGCATCCTTGACCGGACCAACGCTGGCGGCATTACGGCTATGGGTTACCCCTACTTCGTGACCGACCTCGTGCCGGCCAACGGTGTGGCTGGTGAGGGCACCATGATTATGGCTGACTTCGCTCAGGCTGCGGTCCTCGGATTCTTCGGCGGTATCGACATCGTCGTCAACCCGTACACGCTGGACCTCAGCCACCAGGTCCGCATCTCGGTGCATCGTTACGCCGCAGCTTCTGCCCTGCACGCTGCTGCTGCTTACACCTTCCACGACAACGCTGCCTGATAGCAGTAATTGACTGAAGAGAAAGGCCCGCCTCGTGCGGGCTTTTCTATTTTTACAACATGCAAGTAGAGATAACCGGCCAGACAGTAGTCCTCGACAACATCGTGACGGTGGACGAGCTGAAGGCGTACATGCGCGTGACGCACACCGCGGAGGACACGCTGATTACAGCGCTGCGGCTTGCGGCCGTCGCATACATTGAGGAGCATTGCAACATTAAGCTGGGCACCTACAACATGCGCGGCTACCTGCCAGGCTTTTACAACGCGTACTTTCCTATGGGACCGGTGCAGGCGGTGACCGAGGTCAAGTACCAAACGACCGAGGACAAGACGTACAGCAACCTGACGACGCTGAATACCACCAACTGGTACACGGACCTCATCACACAACCGTCGCGCATCGCGTTCCGCGACTACCCTAATGTATACGAGTACGCCTTGACGCCGGTGGTCATCACCTTTAGCGCTGGATACACAACGGTGCCGACGCCCGTGGTGCATGCCATCAAGCTGCTTGTGTCTACCATGTACGAGAACCGGCAGGAGGAGGTGACGGGCAGCATTACTACGCGCCTGAAGTTTGGCCTTGACGCCCTGCTTAATCCGTTCCGCATCATCTACCAGCCATGAAGAACGCAGGACGACGGGACCGCTACATTACGCACCGCGCCGAGACGCTGACTCAGGACGACTACGGCCAGCCGACTGTTGGCTCAACCACGGACACCAACATGTGGGCCGAGGTCATCTACGCCGGATCGGCTGGCGAAAGCATGAAGGCGTACCAAATCTTTCCGCAGCGTGACGTAACCTTTGTCGTCCGGCATCCTAACCCTACAGACGACGTGTCTGGCCTAAGCATCGCACAAGACGACGCCATCGTCTTTGAGAGCCGCGAGTACGAAATACTAGGCTTCGAGGAGATTGGACGCCGCGACGGTCTGCGCATCTTCTGCAAAGAGAAAGGGACGGA